TGATCGGTGAAGCACTGCAAGGGTCGGCCTACGACGAGCAGATCCGCCTTGAGACGGAGGCGGTTGCTGAGGGCGTGCGTCGGTATCGCGCCATGGTCGAACAGGCCATGAAGCGAGACGCCGCGGCATCGCTGCCGCCAGCCGCCAAGATCATCTCACGCTGGTTCCCGGCCATGGTCTCGTCCATCAAGGTGCTTCAACGCCTCATCAAGCGGCCCGGCCCAAAGGCGCAGATCGGCAAGGGCGCCGACGTTTGGGCTCCCGTCATCGCCATGGTGGACGCTGACACCTTGGCCGCGATCACGCTCAACTTCACGTTCAACGAGCTTCTGACTTGCCCGGCTGGAATCCGCCGGACGGTGCTTGCGCGCATCATCGGCAACGCGGTCTTCGCGGAGATCCACGCCAACGTCTTGAAGTCTGAGCGCCAGGAGGACTGGAAGAAGCTCGTGGATTTTGCCAAGCGCATCACGCCAGCGCGGGTCAACAAGCTGGCTCGCAGCTTCGACCTTGAAGACGGCCTGCACACGATTCACGCCGAGATCCACGTGGGCTGGCGCCTGCTCGTGTCCATGCTCGACATCGCCACACTCTGGATCGGCGACGGCGAGGACGCGAAAGAGGTGGCCGGGCTGGTGCTGACGCACATGCGCACCCGCACCGGCGGCGGGCGCGTCGGCAAGGTCGGCATTGTTCGGCTGACCGACGACTGCCTCGCGCTTGTCGGCAATGGCTTGACGCTGCGAGAATCACTTCGGCCTCTGTATCTGCCCATGGTGGTGGAGCCTGTGGCGTGGGAGCAGAACCTGGCGAACCGCGGCGTGTCGGGCGGCTACGTCCGCATCCGCTCGCCGCTCGTGACCAAGAGCACGACGCTTCAACGCCGCCGGCTTCGGTCTGCGCCCAGCATGGAGCGCGTGTACGACGCCATCAACGTCCTGAACCGCACTCGCTGGCGCATCAACCGCCGTGTCTTGGACGTCGCCAAGCAGCTCAGCAAGGCCGGTTCGGTGCTGGACCTTCCGCCCGCGGAGGACTTGACGATCCCGAGAAGGCCGCCGGGGCTCACCGACGAGCAGCATCGAGAGTGGCGGCACACGGCGGCGACGATCTACCGCCAGAACATCGGCATCAAGGGTGAGCGCCGGCGCCTCAACTTGACGCTGGCGATTGCCGACCGCCTGGCCGACCGCCCGATGATTTGGTTCCCGCACCAGCTCGACTACCGCGGGCGCGCGTACCCGATCCCGTCTCACCTGAATCACCAGCGCAGCGACCTGACGCGCGGCCTGCTGGAGTTTGCTGACAAGGCCCCGCTCGGGCAGCACGGCTCATTCTGGCTGCACGTCTCCGTCGCCAACGCCTTCGGCATCGACAAGGTGCCGTTCGCGGAGCGCGTGGACTGGGTGAACCAGCACCGATCCGAGATCCATCGCGTCACCAGCGACCCCATCAAGAACACATGGTGGCATCAGGCCGACGAGCCCTGGCAGTTCCTCGCCGCGTGCTACGCGCTCGAAGACGGCTCGGGCAACGCCTGTGTCCGCGTGGACGGGGCCTGCAACGGACTCCAGCACTACGCGGCGCTGGCGCGAGACTCTGGGCTGGCCGCCGCGGTTTGCCTTGCCCCGGCTGACCGACCCGCCGACATCTACACCGCCTGCCTGGAGATCGTGAAGGCCAAGGTGTACGCCGACGCCCGCGAGGGCTACGTGAACGCGGTGCGAGCGTTGCCGCTCCTGACCCGCAAGGTGGTCAAGCAGCCGGTGATGACGTACACGTACAACGTGACGCGCCACGGCGCCGCGGCTCAGATTGCCGAGCAGCTTGCGGACGGCCTGCCCAACGTCCGCGAGCGCTACGCCACGGCGCAGTACCTCACCAAGCTCGTGCTGGACTCGGTGGGGCAGCTCGGGCCCGCGGCCAAGAACATTCTGGACTGGCTTCTGGGATGCGCGCGGACCATGATGGCCGCCGAGAACGCCCGGCCCATCGAATGGACCACGCCGCTTGGGTTCCCGGTGTTTCAGCCCCAGCAGAAGCACCCAAGCATTGCCATCGAGTGCGTTCGGCACAACATCAAGCTGGCCCAGCACGCGGAGACATCCCCGCCCAAGAAGGGCAAGCAGGTGGACGCCATCGGACCCAACCTGATTCACTCCCTCGACGCGACCCACATGATGCTGACGGCGCTGGAGGCCGGCCACGCGGGGATGCCGTTTGCCGCCGTCCATGATTCTTTCTGGACCACGGCTGGACACATGCCTGCATTGTCGGGTACCATCCGGAGAACGTTTGTGGATCTCCATAGCCACGACGTGCTCGCGGACTGGCGACAGCAGCAGGTCTCGCGCACCGGGATCGAGCTGCCCCAACCGCCCGAGCGCGGGAGCTTCGACATCAACAGCGTCCTCTCCAGCCTCTACTTTTTCGCCTAGCCACTTCCCCCATGCGGCCTCGCGTCTGCCACACACCGGACGCGGGGCTTTCCCAACCAGTTCTCGGCGTCGCTGCCGAACGCCCCCAGGGGACAGCGACAGGAAGCGCCTGCCGTCGCACGAGGCGCAGAAGACTAAGACCACGGGAGTTCACCCTACCCGTGGCCGCCGCCGGGCCTTGAGGTGTCAACGTTGACACCCGCCGCACCGACGACGCGCTCAACTTGCCGTGCAGCGGGCTGATGTTCCAGCCGAAATGGTTCAACGGCAAGCAACCCGAAAGCCCGGACTCACCCGTGGACACGGCTAGACCTCATCCAAAGCGGTGGGGTCTCCCTCCGCCCGGATCTACCCATGAACACTGGGCTTGACGGTCACGGATGGGTCTGGTACCCTCTGATGCCTGGACTGGTCTCCTGGCTCGCGCCCGAACGGTGAGATTCGTTCGGGTGTGTTGAATGGTCGGTGCTTGAACATGGCATCGAGGTGTTGCCGTCTGCGTCGCAGGCGCGGTGTTGTTCGCAGCCTTGAGCGATCAGCGGTCCCCGTTCGCAGATGACCAATCGCGCGAGTGCCGCGAGCAAGTTTGCTTGCGTGCTCTTGTTCTCCAGCCATCCGCCGCAGCGTCGCAAGGCTCGCCGGCCTTGGTGGTCGTTCGTTCTTCGCAAGCCCCACTGGTGGCTTCGGAACACGCTGTACCCATGGCTGATTCGCACGCTGGGCCGCGGCGACCCGACACACGTGGCGCTTTCTGACGGCTTTGCCGTGCTGGAGATCACGTCGTGGGGCGATGCGTGGTTTCCATACCGGCACTACGTGGTCAGGCATCCGGCGCTTCTGACGTACATCGTGGTTCCGATGCCGAGGCCGCTGGCGTTTCGCGGGCACGTCAAGGTCGGGCACAAGGGGCCATGGCGGACGCTCGCCGCGTGGCTGACTCGGGGCCGCGTCGCGTCCAACGACTGCGTGGCCGTGGCGAAGCGATATCTGGCGTGGTCGGGTGTCGAGGTTCCTCGTCACGTCACCACGCCGCAGGCGTTGTGGGACTGGGGCAGGAGCCAGGGGTATGACATCGGAGAGTTCGACTCACGAACGCGCGTGGAACGAGATCCCGCAGGCGACGCTTGAGGGCGTGGTGGACCTGCTCAACGCGCTGTATCCGCAGAGGATGCCGAGCGTTGAGGAAGTCTCCACCGAGGCCGGGCGACTCGCCTACGCCAAGCTGGTTGGCGTGCGCGAGTTGGTTGAGCACATGGCTTACGCGGCCCGCAAGCCGCAGTGAACGGAGGCACACATGGATGGCGGAATCTTCGGGGGCGGATCTCCTGATCCCCCCCCGCCTCCTCCCCCGCCGCCTTCGGAGGACACGACCAACTCCTCTGAGCTGGCACGGCAGCGCCGCGACCTTCGCAAGAACCGCCGAGGCAGGTACTCGCTGCTCATCGAGCCGCCGAGCACGCCCGACAGCAACCGCAACTCGACCGGATTGAGCATCCCCGGATGATGTACGCCATCGCGCCAGGCCAAGCCCGAATCGCGGACCTGTACCGCCAGGGCGAAGCTCTGCGGGACACCGTGCTCAAGCGCGCCAGACTCTGCGCCCTGCTCACCAACCCGATGGTGCTGCCGCCCGAGAACTACACCGAAGACGACAAGACCCCGGAGAGCTTCCAGTCTCTTGGGACGACCGGCCTCACCAACATCGCTGGCCGCATGTTGCTCAGTCTGTTCCCGCCGGGCCAGCCGTGGTTCACGTTCACGATCCCCAAGAAGTTTCTGACCGACAACTCGCCCGAGCACGTCGCGCGGATGCGCCAGCTCGACGCGACCCTGGAAGTGTGCGAGAAGGTGGTGGCGTCGCTCATCGAGCGCGCCGGCACGTCTCACGACATGCGCGACCGTCTGCCCAGCGGGTTTCTGACCCGCAAGCGCCAGGCGCTTGAGCAGATCCTTGTCACCGGCGAGACGCTGGAGCACATGCGCGATGACTTCCGCATCCGTGTGTTCCGCCGCGACCAGTACGTGACGACCCGCGACGACGCTGGCGAGGTGGTGATGCACGCCATCTGCGAGAAGGTCGATCCGCTGACGCTGAGCCCCAAGGACGCGGAAGACGCCGGCATCGACATCGAGGCGTGCCGTCGCAAGACCTACGCCGAGCGCGTGCTGCCGCTTTACACCGCGGTCGAGTGGCAGCCGTACAGCAAGCGATGGCTCATCACGCAGGAGATCAACGGGCGAGAACTCACCGAGCGCGTCGATGATCCAGCGATCAGCCCGTTCTTCTCGACGGCCTACTCGATCGCGCCGGGCCAGCACTATGGCCGCGGGTTCGTGGACCTGTGCATCGGCGACCTTCGCTCGTTCAACGAAATGACCGAGCGCTCGCTGGACATCGCGCACGTGGCGTCGCTCGTGCTCATGTTCAAGGACCAGGCCAGCAACATCAAAACGCGCGACCTCCAAAGCCCGCCCGGCGGCGTGGTGCTTGGTGGCCGCGTGGTCGGCGGTCAGGTGCAGGACATCGCCCTGTGGCAGAGCCAGAAGGGTGGCGACTTCGGCATCCTGGCCAACATCATGGGCTCGTTGCAGGCCCGCATCGCGCGGTCGTTCCTGCTGGAGTCCGCGGTGCAGCCCACCGGCGAGCGCGTGACGGCCACACAGATCGAGCGCATCGCGCTGGAACTTCAAGGCGCCACCGGAGGCGTGTACGCGAACATCTCCGACCAGCAGCAGATCCCGATGCTGCGCCGCGCCGTTTTTCAGGCGGTGAAGGCCCGACTCATGCCACCGATCAACGAGCTGGTTGCCGACATGCAGATCCTGACTGGCGCATCGGCGCTGGCACAGGCTGAGCGTGCGACCCGCGCCATTTCGTTCACGCAGGCTGTGGCCGCCCTTGGCGAACAGGCCCTGGCCCGTCTCAACACGTCGGTGCTTGTGGACATCCTGGCGCGCTCGGCCCGCATCGACGCGCCCGGGTTGGTCAAGTCCGAGGAAGAAGTGCAGGCCGAACGCGACCGCGCCATGGCCGCTCAGGTAGCCGCTGACTCGACCACGGCAACCGTGCAATCCCTCGCCCAAGCCGTCGCCACGCAGGCGACTCAGCAGGGCGTTTCCCCGTGAGTAGCGTTCCATGACCACCCCGACCATCCCCGAACCGACCGCCACACCTCCGCCCGAGCCGTCGACGTCGCTTCTGGCCGGCAAGTACGCCACGCCCGAAGCGCTCATGCAGGGCTACACGGAGTTGCACGGCAAGCTCGAACTGCCCGGCGAGCCACCCAAGTTCGCCGACGCCAAGGCCGCCGAGGCTGGGTACAGGCGTCTGGAATCCATGTTGGGCAGGCTAACCGCGAAGCCCGCGGAACCGGCCAAGCCGACGGCGAGCACGCCGCCGACGATTCCCGATCCCGCGGCTCCCAAGCCCCCCGCAGCCGCCACGCCCGCGGAGATCGTGAAGGCCGCTGGCCTTGACGGCGCCGCGCTTCTGACTGAGTTTGTCGAGAACGGCAAGCTGAGCCCCGAGAAGTACGAGGCCATCCAGAAGGTCAACCCGGGCATCACGCCTGAGATGGTCAACTACCATCTCCATGTTGAGGCACAGACCACCCAGACCGCTCTGGCGTCCGTGGTTGCTGCCGCTGGCGGCCAGCAGCAGTACGACGTGGTGATGCAATGGGCTTCTGGGGCTCTGACTCCGGCGCAACGCTCGGAACTCAACGCCAAGCTGGGCAACGTGCAGACGTACCGACAGGGGTTCCAGGAGCTTCTGGGCATGTACGCGCAGGCCACCGGCACCGCTGGCGGCAAGCCGCTTCTGACTGGCGCCGGGTTTGTTCCGTCCGCGCCCGTCTCTGCTTCGGAGATTGCCAACCTGGCGCGCCGCGCCGGCAACGACCCCACAGCTCTGGCCGCACTTCGTCAGGCGGCTTCTCGATTCGACCCCATCAAGGCCGCCAACGAGGCGACGTTCAGCTAAGGAACAACCATGGGATACCAACCCAGCCCGTACCAGATCGGCGTTCTTGAGACGTACAACTCCACGTACCGCGTTGCCGGCGTTCGCACCGGCATTGAGCGCCTGATCGCCGACAAGCAGCTTCCCGAGGGCATTTTCAACGCCGTGCAGGCCGAGGCCATCGACCTCACCACGGGCATCCGCTACGCGGTCGCCTACGGCACGAGCGAAGCCGAGGCCATCGGCAAACTCATCGAGCTCATTCCCAACGCGCCCAAGCCCAAGACTCAGGCTCAGCAGGCGACCGACCACGCCAACGAAGAAATCCGCAAGCGCGACGCGGAGATCGCGCAGCTTAAGGCTCAGATCGCTGGCGCCACGGGCGTCCAGCCTTCCGAGCCGACCGAGCCCCAGTTCGAGGCCCCGTCGATCAACGTGAGGCGTGATCGACGCCGCGGCAACGTGCCCATCGAGAAGCCCGACCCGGAATCGCTTCCGATCAGCGGCGGCAGCGACGACTGATTCAAGCCTCGCCCCCCACTCCGGACCCTGTGCGCGGAAACGCGCGCGGGGTCTTTTTGCTGCGCGGTGTTCGCGCAGCGTGTCTACGTCTGACAAGCCTTGATCGCCTTCGGATACCCGGACCACCGGCCCGCAGGACGTGACAGACACCTTGGCAGAGACGGGAGCAGCCTGTCTTTCCAAGGAGAAGCATCATGTCCATTGCGTATCTTGGTACTGGCGCCGACGACCTGGCGATGGCGAACAAGGTCTACACCGGGTCCGTGGTTGAGGCGTTCCGTCAGCGTCCCGTGCTCTACAACCTGCCGTTCATCCAGAAGATGAACGTCCGGCACAGCATGGGCAAGTCGTTCCAGTTCATCATGGAAGGCGACGCGGTTGAGCCCGAGCCGTTCGCGCCCGGCACGGCGACCCTCGAAGGCCAGCCGTTTGCGTTCGACGAGGGCACGATCACCGCGGACGACCTGATCGTCGCGCACCGCAAGCTGCGCGAGGATCAGACCAACATCGCCGATCCGACGTGGACCTCCAACACCGGCGCGAAGCTCGGCGCCCGCACCATCCGCTACATCGACCGTCGCCTGTTCCGCATCGCGGTCAACGGCGCTCGCGCCGCGGCGGTGAACAAGAACGGCATCAACATCCACAACGGCGGCAACCGCGTCCGCGTTGGCGGCTATTCCAGCATGGCGCTGGCGTTCCCCGCCACCCCGATCGGCGCTCGCCGGCTCATCGACAACCTCGCCGAGCTGGCTCAGCTGATGGACTACGACAACGTGCCCGCGGAAGGCCGCGGCATCTTCCTGCACTCGTCTCTGCGGTCGGTCCTGACCCGCGAGAACGGGTTCGTCTACGGCACGCCGTCCGCCACCACGACGCCCGGCGGCTCGACGCTGTTCAGCAGCGACTACCAGAGTGGCAACGACCTCAACTCCCGCACCATCATGATGGTCGAAGGGTTCCGCGTCCTCGGATTCGTCAACGGCGAGACTCAGGGCGGCCCGTTCCCGGACACCTCTACCAACGCCAACCTCGCGCTGGCGAAGTACCAGGGCGACTACACCCCGGGCGGCGCGAACGGCCAGCCCGCGGTGATCGCCGTGGCGCAGGGCGAGCCGGGCATGTACCCGCTGGGTGCGGCCATCTACAAGAACCTCACCACGGAAATGGAGTACATCAAGCGCCAAAAGGCGTGGTACTTCGACGCCCACATGCAGGCCGGCTTCGGCGTCATGCACCCGTGGCTGCTCGGCGTCATCGACGTCACCACCGTCTCCTAATCGCACACACCACAAGGAGCACAAGAATGACTCAGCTCAATCCGTCCACGATCTCGATTGTGGACCGCAACAGTTCGTTCGCGCGCGCCAACGTCTTCACCGTCGCCAGTGGCTCGCCCACGGCGGCGGCGGAGCGTGGCGTGTCCATCGTGTCTCAGACTCGTGATGGCACGTACAACCGGCTGGTCCTCCAGCTCACGAACGTCGACATCACCGTGACCGACTCCGGCGGCGCCAACGGCGGCATCGGCTCGCTGACGCTGGGCTCGCTGCCCGACGGCGTGCTGCACCTTCTGCCGACGGTCGAGAAGTTCACGCTGACCTCGCAGGGCGCCGGCATCGGCGCGACGGCGATCGTCAAGCACTCGCTGGGCACGGCGGCAGTGACCGGCAACGACACGCTGGACAGCACAGAAGCCAACCTCGTGGCGTCCACCTCGGCCACGCTGGCGGCCTCGACGGTCACCAGCAACGCCACGGGCGTGGCAGCGACCGCCGGCGCGGTTGGCGGCACCAACAGCCTCGTTCTGAACGTCGGCGTCGCTGACGCTCAGATCACGGCCACCACGCCGCTCCGGTTCACGGGCACCATCGAGATCGCGTACTGCCGTCTCGCGTCCTGATTCGGTCTCCCATCCACCCCTGCCGGTTGCGAAAGCCCCGGCAGGGGTTTCCGTTCATTCAGGAGTTCACCCATGTCCAGCTTCCCGCGTGTGACGTTCTTGGAGCAAACCAAGGCTCCGCCTGTTCAGGCCGGCTCCGTCACGTCGAGCTGGCAGCCGATCCATTCGTTGCCGACCACCCAGGACGCGGCGACCGTGACCAACCCCGCGGCCCAGCTCAACACGGGGCGGTCCACCATCATGAGCCGGTCCGAAAACATCGGCACCACAATCCTGTTCCGGCTGCGGTACCCGGCGGGGGCCACTGTTCCGTTCAGCGTCACCAATCCCACGTTCGCGGTGTTCGGCCGGACGGGCTCGGGCGCGTGGGAACGACTCCGCAACCGCGCCGGCAACCTCAGCATCACCATCGCCGCCGACGCTGCGGACGCCACGGACGGCACCAACGACGTGACCACCGTGGATCACACCCTCCACGCCGTGGACTGCCTCGGCTGCAACGAGATCATCGTCGGCATCGAGACCGCCTTGGCGGGCACTGGCGTCACCGGGGCCGT